GACATGTTTGTTATTTAACGTCATTATCCCTTTACATAGAACGTTGTTAGCTAGTGTTACGTTGGTATAGTTTCCGGACGACGCTTGAGTACATAATTTCCTGTTATGTTTAAAGCTAAGATGTTCATGATAGCGACATACGTTTCGAGTTCGTTGTCAGCATCCGAATTATCGTCTGAAGTGTTAGCTACACGAGCGACATAACCACATGTATTATAATTCATATGTTCGTCAAACTTTAACCAGTTTTCAAAATCTTCATAAGGACAAAAAGGATTATCAGAAGTTGACAAGAAAACATCGAAATCTTCAACAAAACTGTTTTCAATATCCATGAGTCTGTCTCCTTTCGACAACAGAAAATCCAAAATTATTTTTTGAGTTCTGAGAAGAAAGAAGATGAAATTTCTTAGAACTTCCACAAAAAAGCGAGAAGAAAATTTAAAATTTAAAATTCTTTCATCAAAGATTTAATCTTTCAACAAGAACATTTACAGGAATTCCAAGAAGAGAAGCAACGTCAGCACGCGTGGCACCGTTAGCGAGCATTTCACGAGCACGAGACTCCAGAGTTGGTGTTATGGTCATTTGTTGGTCGCGTGGCGTGGCTAGTTGACGAACACGGGTCTCATTGGACTCTCTTAATATCTCGGCGAGGCGGCTTTCTGAGATGGCGCCGGCCTGTATAGCTTCCCACTCCCTATCGGTTATGACTATTTCTCTGCCCGGTCGACCATCTTTGGTCTGGCGAGGAGGAATGCCTAATCGACGACGAGCAGCTTCTAATGCTTGCGTGCCTGCTCTTTTTTCTTCTTGGGGGGTCATGCTGGGGTTGTCTTGAAGCTGTCGCTGAACAACCGAGTTGGCTATGCGTTGCGCGTCCCTCTCAACGGGTCTATATGATACAGCTAGGCGGTGTTTAGCATTAAGAGAGGCCACCTCGGATGCATAAGCTACGGCAGCAGATGGGTTTCTTTCTGTACGAGGAGTGTTAACCATGAGAGCGCGGGCCTGGTTAGCCAAAGCTATCATGCGGTCTGCGTGGTTGGCGTAGACACCCTCTATTATTGTGCCCGGTCTTCCGGACGGTCCAGAGGTGAGCTCTACAGCGCTTCGACCCCCTATGGCTATCTCTTTCATCCTTGTGGATTTCTCAGTAGCTAAAGTTTCACGACCCGTTGTCACCCATTCAATGGTTTCGCCTTGGTCGCGCCTTATTCTGGCTTCAGAGATAGTGAGTTTGGTTCCGTCTGGTGTGCGGTAGTGACCAGGAGTGTATACTCTACCCGTTGGTGTAAAAAGCTCACGACCGGTTTCCGGGTCGATTGGTACGACGGTAGGTCTACCAACACCTGTTTCAGGGTCTATTATCCGACTAGCAGGGCCGATTCTTTGACCCGCTTTCCTCTCTGGTACGCTGATTTCTGAACCAGCTCTAGATATCAATGTTGTTGCTCCACCAGCGGGACCCTTTTCTCTTGGTTGGTATTCTTGACGGAGCGCGGATATACCATTCATCTTTTCCGAATGTTTATAATTAAGACTATGCTTTTCGGAGTCGATAATAACCATGGAATGTCTAACCGCTCTTGCTATTTTCGAATCGGAAGCCCCTATGATTTGCATGTCGGTTATGAGATTTGAAATTCGACCCATCTGATTTTGCATGTTTGTTTTTTTCTTTATGAGTCTACCTTGCGAATCTTTTGGATATTCCACATGTGTTCCGTCGGGAAGTCGTTTCTCTCTCCACACGCCTCCGTCTATGGTTTTCATTCCATCAAAAGGCGGGTAAGATTCTCTAGTGTCAAAAGTGTGTAAATTACGAAGAGGCTCTGATAGCTGCCCGGCTGTTTTTATTTGTCCTCTCGAATTAGGGACAACTATAACATGGTCGCCATCGAAGTCTGCTCCAGAAAGTTGTCCAGCCACCGAAGGATGTATTCCAACAGCATCTACGGCCTCGTTCATTATAGCTCGGGCTTCTCGATTCTTGTTGTTAACGACGAGTTGAGGAATTTCAAATGTTCCTCCATGAGGATGTCTTATTAACGCGACAACTTCCTCGTTTGCGAATCCTGGAGCATATATTTCATTAGGCTTCATAGACTGTATTGGTAGTAATATCTTATTAGCTTGTCGAGGCATCGCGGCCGCTTGTAACTCTTCCGCGTCTTTCATACAGGCATCCGCTAATGTTTGTAAAAGTTGTCGTCTGACCGCCGAATTAGTCATATTTTTTATAGTGTCGAATTCTTCAAGACGTATTTGATGTTGAATGTCGAGCTGTTGCCTAGCAAGCGTTGGTGATTGTTTAGACAACATCTGTGATGATAGCGCTCTAGTCCAATCGTTCCATTGGCCTTCTTCCTGGATAATATTCAAACATCCTATATTCTTACTATCGGGGGTTTCTCCAGTTTTTAGTGCTTGACGACTAATTGTTGCCCCAAAAGGATTGCTTTGGTCTATGATTTTATTTGCGCCTTCTCCGATTGTCTTCATGGGTTTAAACACGTCGAACGCCGTGTCCCCGGGTTTCAAATTCTTATTGGTATTGTAGATGATATCTATACCTCGAGGTATATCGTCTGTGTAAAGCGCCATCCCTTTCATATAATGGGTTCCATCAACACCAATTCGAACTTGAGCATACCGAGCTCTACCAAGATCTAAATCGCTGACTCCTCGGCGCATCTCAATGACGCCATCTTTACCAGCACCCCCATCTTTGCCCTCACGAATCATAACCCGCTTACTGTCAATAGACACCACGGGTTCTAGATTGTGATTGCTAAAGGTGGCTCCGTTGTCAACAGACCGACCAAGAACAGGTTTAACGGCGTCTATATTTCTAACTATTTCTTTATATTGGTCCGTACGTGTTTGGCCCTCGTCTAATGGGGTAGTAAGAACTCTATTTCTAGTTTTCTTACCCGCCATACCTAACTGTTTGACGTAGACTTGATGTACTTGGTATGCTCCATCGAATTCTAATCGACGAATAGCGCGGTCGAGCGTAACTCTACTAACGCCTATTGTGTTTTCGGCGCCGGTTCCAACTTCAACGTATTTGAAGGAGTCTACGCTGTTCGCTAGTAAATCAGCGGTATTAGCTATTTTCATCTTTCTTTCAGCTATAACTGGGTCTAAAAGACTTCGAACGGACGACTCGTTTGGTAGCCCCATGCGCCTCGCTATTTGTGACGCACCCATTCCCTTACGCTGAAGCTCTATTGCTTGGGTCCTGTTATCTTGACGAATTTCTTCTTCTGCCCAAGTATTTATCAAACGAAAATCCGTCGACGACAACCCTAGACCTCTCGCGATGGTGGTATCGTCGATTCCTTCTTTCCTTTTTTGAGCCACAGCGCCCATAAAACTTATAGCACTTTGAAATGGGTTTTTACCAGAGCCCCATGGAAATCGACCAGAACGTCGAGGCATTCCTATATGCGCTAGAAAGTCTTGATTTTGATAGATTTCTTCGAAACCCCAAGGTAATGGTTCTCTGCTCATGGAATCACCCCCCTATCTTGATACCGTTAATCATTTGGTCGAACCTAACCGTTTTCTCCATTATGTGAAGAATATCCTTAGGATTTGGATTCTCCGCAACTATATCATCATTTTGATATATACGAAACTCCATTTCGATATCAAACGGATTATAACCATATTCAAGACAGAAGTATGCCCCATATATTTTGAGTTGGTTCATGTTACCAGGAACAACCCCTGATTTGTAATCGTGTATTCTTAGTAAATTCTTTCTAAAAGATATAGCATCGGCTGTTCCGAAAGCGTTATCGGAGAAATATAGAACTTGCTCGGTCTCCATCTTGTAGCCTATCGCGTCGTTGACGTATAGTCCTAGAGTGGTTATAGGTCGAGTTTTCTGTTTTATCCCGAGTTTTATTAATTTAGCGGCTATGTCGTGTAACTCAACACCTTTTACAGTAGCCTGGTGTTTAGAGAACGTCGACGCGAGTTTATCGTCGTCGTAGTTAATCCAATGATACTTACTTGCTCCGAGAAACGCGTGCTGACCTTCTAGACGTAAGTGCTTGTTGAAGTTCATAAAGAACCTCCTCCTTATTCTCAGGGCAAACAAAGGCTGCGAAAGACATCTCGTTCATCAAATCAACATAGTAATCTTGGTTTAGTCGTTTATTTGATGTAGATGTCTTTTTAGTCTCCAAAGCTGCCCATCTGGTTTTATAAAGAATTATCAAATCTGGCAATCCTTGAATCTCGCCAGAATCTCCGGGAATGATTAGACATCCAGGAAACAAACCTCTTAATTCTTTTTTCAACTTTACTCGAAATCGTCTCTCGCGCATATGAGCATCTTCCTTTCGGAGATATAGATAAAAGAGTATGTGCTCATACTCCTCCTATATACTATAGGTTTTATGCGCGACAAAATTAAAACATTGCAAATTTGTTCTCATTGAAGTTTTGTTTATTACGAAATGACTCTTTTATAGCCTTGTCGATAGATGAGTCTGAACGGAGATGGTAATAGTACAAATCAGAGAACGGGGTGTTCATGCGGTCTATCCTGCCTGCCGACTGAGTAACTATCTTATACGAGTAGTTTTGAGAATAGAATATAGTTACATCGGTCTCGACGCAGTTCCATCCCTCAGCTCCTGCAGTGTATTGGACTAGATACAGCCATCTGTCTGTTTCCGGAATGTCTTCGTGTTTATGACCATTCCACTGTGCTGTTGGAATATTAATATCTTTACCGACGGCCAGTAAGAGCTCCAACTCGTAGTTGAAATTGTAAAACACGATAACTTTTGGATGTTTAACCATCAAGTCAACCAGAGCCGCCAATCTACCAGAATCGCTATTAACTACTTTTCGAAGTAAATAACACAAACTTCCAGCATCTTTAACCGGCTCGTGTTTATAAGGGTCCCATCTTTGTTTTGAGACCACTTCATACAAACCGCGGTCATAAGGAGTTATAACCTCCTTATCATGTGTCGACGTCATCCTAATGTATTTCATCTTAATTAGAACTCGGTCTCTATGACGAAGGAGTTTTGTAACACCCACATAATGGTCAACTTTTGGGTACTTAGAGAAAGTGTTATAAACGACGTGTTCTCTCAAAAATTCTGTGCGATTACGATAGAAACCATTAGCTATGAATATGGGGATGTAATCCATCCAGGTATCACCCGGGGTAGCGGTTAACAGAACCCAATCATTGTTCTTAACTAGGTGTAAAAACGTTTTAACCCAAGCTCCAGAACCCACCACTCTCTGTTCATCGAAAATGAAGAAAGCATTTTTAATATGTTTATATTTACCGATGTTATTCCAGGAGTCGACGATTATTTCGTCATACATAAGAAAGTCTAGCGCTTCCTTTTTCCAATCTAAATCGTCTCGCTTTTTAGCCGTGGTTATAACGTATACGGGAAGAGGGTTTGTTCTGTTTTTCCACTCAACGTTTTCAAACACTACGTTCTTATCTTTATCAAGAATGCTATACGGCATCAAACCTTTCGCGACGTTGAAGTAATAATACGCCAGAGACGTTCTAGATTTACCAGAACCGACCCCGCCCCATAGGATTGAGCCGGTTCTTAGTTTATCTAGCACCGAGTGTTGGTAATCAGAAAGGTAAATCATCTTCGCTGCCGCAAGCGCCTAGGGACGGACATTTACCACAGTGCGCACACATGTTTTCCCCGACATTCATATATTTACGCTCAAACTCGTCTTCAACCAGGGTCACGTAAAGGGATTTAAGATATGCCTTTACTCCTGATCTACCGTTGACTTCATAGTTGTACGGACGAATCACGATGTCGGCCGATTTGATTTCCGCGCCATCGAGAACAGAGATGGATTCTTCATCCAACGAATTCTTTCCTCTCGTGGTTATCATCATAACCCTAGGGGCGAAGTTTTTGAAACTTACCTCTACTGGTAGATGCGGGAGTCTAGTGTCGTCTTCTGTTGGATTCTTCGGCCATTTGATGTTCCAACCATCTTGCTCAAGCTTTGCGGCTGTTTCATGATCGAATGTCACACAGAAGTTTCGCTTACCTTCTTCGTTAAAAGTTCTTCTTTCACCTTTAAAATTACGAAAGATAATATTTGCATTTGGAATATTTAAGGTTCCTTGTATCATGTTATTTCTCCTCTCAAGATTTAGAATGGTAGACAATCTCCGCCATCAATTGATTTGGGACATTTAGCGCAGTCGCTAGTTAGACAATGAAGTGGTGTATTTTTGTCGTCATAACAATGGTCGCAATCGCCGCCGTTATAGTTAGGACAAGGAGACCCCTCACACCAAGGAGGGGCGTTCTTGTTCGCTGGGCAGGTACAGTTTACACAATTGGTACAGTCGCCGCCATTATTACATAACCCATGGCACGACTTCTTCTCTCCTATGAAATCGTAAAAGTCACCATGTTTAGATATGTTATTTATTGCCGCATCTGCTAAACCGTCAAAGTATCCCATATCTATATCGTCTTGTTTGTCTAGATTCTTTACAGTCTCTGATTCTAACCAGAAATACCCCTTAGAGCCTGTGGCAGCATAATACTTCCCTTCTTTCTCTCGGACCAGTAATCCTCCACCTCGGTCAGGCTTTATTGGGCAGAAACTTCCAACTTTACCGACGAAGTGATAATCTTCTTCACCCATGTCGAGATATAAAGCTGTTGTGACGGACTTAGCTTCACACAAATCTTTGAAGTTTGCTGTCTCTTTAGAAAATAACGTCTTGAACACATATGGGTGTGCAAATTGAGCACCGGTGGCCGACCATTCACCACTATGCAAATCTTTACTAATGTATACAGCGTCGTTAACTAGACAGAATTTAGAATATGTCGTCTCGTGCTCGAAGTCGTAACCATATTGTTTACCAAAATCCACAATGAAATCTATAATTTCCTGAGGAGCATTTGGTATTTTAACAGAGTCTGTTTTAATATGCACTACTTGAACCCCCATGTCTTGGAGAACATGTTGTAGTTCCACCATAAACAAAGCGCCTCGCTTGGCTACGATGTTGTCTTTATTACGAGTATCTCTGAATGGGTTTTCAAACTTAGCAAATGTCAAACCATAAGCCGAATTCAATGCCGTCTTCAATCCTGTAGAAACATCTTTCATCGTGAATCGAGGATTCTCTCCTTGAGCTTCCTCTATGAAAGGTATTAGTTTCCCATCCAGCAGATTTCGAAGAGTCTCCATATCTCTGTTTTTGATTGCTAGGCGACCAGCTAAAAGATCTGTATATCGTTTCGTATATTCATCTCCAAACATATTCATATTACGAATACTGTTCGGGTGTTGGGAGGCCACGTCGAGCACCGCCACGTTTTCATACATGCCAGGTTCTGCATATACGTAGCCGCCCTCTCCCACCTCGACTCCTTTATAGGTACTTTTTCCCATATCAAAGGTGTATCCAGGAAACATAGTAGAGAGGTCAGTGTAAATAAATTTGTCCTGTGGTTTACGATTGGTACCGAAGACTATCTTGATTGTGTGTTGGTTTGTTGTATCGTTAACTGTGAGACCACTTAACTCTGCAAGTATTTGTCGAGCGGCCCAATCGCCTTGTATTGGTGGGTGGTCGAACACTGCTTCTGTGGCGAGGACGTCGTTTATGCAGTATTCTACAACTCTATCCCATTTCTCAGGAGGAACGTCTTCATCCCATCGTATACCCATTTCCATGTGGTATAGCCCGAGCTCTATTTCCCACTTCTTCAATCCTTTCTTGTTTTGGGCAGATGAGAAATCGAATATATCGGTATAGGAAATGTTGTAGGCTTCACCAAACATGGCGTTGTTACTACCGTTGATTATACGCTGACTAATCTCAAACAATTCTCGATTGTCTTTACCGATTAGACGAGCATATAAAATATGGTTGTCGTAACGTCTACAGTTAAATCCCACTAATTTGAATCCGAGAATCTGCTCTATTTCTCTAGCTGTGGGATTGACCAGAGCTACTGGGCGTTTCCCTTTCGCTTTCCATACGACTACGAATAAATTAGGATATACCTCAACGTCGAAGAACACTAATTCTTCAGAGGTATATTCTGGAGACATGCTTATTTCCTCAGACGCGAACTTCATATCGTTTACTTTCTTGATGCAGTAGTCCGCTTGGCGAGAGCTGTTATTTGCAAAGCTGAGAATCTTCGGACGCAGGTCTGTAACATCGTAGTTCATACCTTGATTATAGGCGTCCTCTAATATTTTATGGATGAAGTCGATTGAGGGTTTGGTTCCTGGAAGAAACTCTTTATCGAGATTTCGCCTTATCAGATCCCGTAATCCCTTCTCACTCTTCACCACTTTTTGATTTATCACGACTTTCTCTCCTTTCAATGGTAGCCCAGTAGCGATGGTGGCGATAGGTATTGTGTTACATTTGGTGAGCCTGCGCCTTAGTGAGCTTTTACCAGTAAACGTTTTAATCTCGATTCCCTCTTCAAACAAGGGGGATAGTCGAGATACATCTCCATCCCAGATGTAATGTAAATGAACCCCTGCTCCTCCTTTACTTAATTCAGCATAGGTAGCTGGGAATTTGCTAGCCGCTTGGAGGTTTAATTCTAAAGATTTATTTCCTTCTTCGTCCAATAGATCAAAGTCTATAACTATGTGGTTCTCTGGCGGCCTTACATAGTGAACACGTCCTGTGTCTATTTCTCCCAGTACAGACAATACTTCATCCCATTTCTTACCAGGTATGTCATCCCCTGTGGCGTACTGCGCCAAACAGTTGGACAAAGCGGAATCCAATAAAGACGTTTTGGAATCCAAGACAAGCGAACATGGTGGGACTTCTTCCGTTTGCTCTTGCTGATTGAATTTTTCCACGAGGAATCCAGAATACACACTTCGAGTTTGTTTTCCATCAATTCTTGTAACTTCGCTGAAAGTTTGGAAATAGTTCTTCAGTTCTTCTCTAAATTGTGGTTTTCTAAGTCGATATTCCATGGATGATTCGTCGCAGTACACTTTATACATAGTAAATGCTTGTTGGAGGGTTATTACGTCTTGTTCAAGGAAAACTTTGAAGTTTACTTCGTCAGCCACGAAGTTGAAGAACATATCAGTCTTATACATCATCGCTATCGGGCGATATCCAGAATAGAAGTTTTTACCAAGCGACCGGTATACATCTAGACAATGTTGTGCTATAGCGCCCAATTCAAAGTCTATTTGTGACATGAGTGTTTGATATCTATTTTGAGGGACTAGTCTTCCACTAGGGTTTGCGTCGATGAGTCTTCTGATTATACCAGAGTAGGCATCTGTAATCTTAACTGCCTTATTTGTCCCCATGATAAGGAAGCTGTGTAGTCTACTATTGTATGTTGCTTTGTGTTTCTCATTTATCCGCATAGACTCGTGAGAAACGATCTGGTTCAGCTTCGTGTTATCTTCGATTCTAGAAAGGTCTCCATCGTATTGTAGAGCAACCAATGGATTATCCCTGAATGCTTCCATCGAGAAGGCATCGCTAGAGCTACCAAGAGCTTTGGCGTCGAATATACCACAATAACCCTGAAATAGTTTTGCGATTATATTTAGAATGGTTCCCTTACCAGCACCTTGAGCTCCGTAAAGAACTAAGAATTTCTCAATCTTCTTAGAATCCCCAGAAACTATAGCACCGATAGTCCACTCTATCTTTTGTCGCTCTAGTGGGTCGTAGAGGGTTGAGATAATTTCCTCAAACGCCGATATCGACCCATGACCTAGCGAATAAGGAAGACGCTTTGAAACATGGTCTCTTTTCTTTATCTCTGTATTAGCGAATGTTAGACTGGAATCCAACGGAGTATAATTATCATAGACACTTTTAATAAAACGTCTATAATTAACCCATGAGTTGTTTTGGAAATCTCGCATCCATTTTATGATGATGGAGACCGATGGATTTTCAAGGTCTTTTGCTGCATCCACATATTTCTGTAAGTCATCGTCTATCAAACGATGGACATCCGCTTCGTCGGTGGACCATAACCCTGTTGCGTCATTCCATATGGCGTAGAATACCCCTCCTCGAATCATTAAATCCTTAGAGGGACACACTTGGAAGGCCGGATATATCTCTAAAGCGTCTTTTTTAGGTATTCGACGTTTGATATTGTAAAAATCCAGAACAAACCCTCCTTTCTGTGATAAAATACGCGTTGTTACACTTTTACACTTTTTTACTACTTTTCAAGTTTATTTATATATTAAATTATTTTTATATATTAAATATATAAAAAAAGTGTAACAATGTAACAAAAGTATATAAAAAACATTAAAAACCCCCATTTTCCGGGGTTTTTGACCCCAAAACCGTGTTACACTTTTTCTAAAAATCTCTAAAAAAGTGTAACATTCCCAATAAAAGTGTAACATTTGTTACACTTTTTCGTCCGTACACTAACCAACTTTTACAACTTTTTCACAACCTCTCTAAAAAAGTGTAACAGATTTTGGTAGATTTTACCAAAAATTCACAAAAACTTACCAAAAGACGTAATTCTCCATCATCCAGGCTTGCATTTGGTAGTGTATCTCAACCTCTCTTTGGTCTAAATCGGGTCTGCGAAGAGGGAATAAACCCCCTTTTCCGGCGCGTGTGTAGCACCTATCGAGCATTGTGTATACTTTATCATCCACAACGTCGGGTCCATTTCCTCCATTATACTTATGGTCCGTCATCCAAGACAGATCCACATTGTCTAAAAGTGCTAGAAAGCAGGCTGCGACGTCCATAGACTCGTCTAAGTCCACTAATTCGTGCTCCATACGGAATGCGACTCCCACCATCATCTCCAACACCGAGCAATTAGTCACAGAAGAAGGGCTATGTGCCCCTCCAATATCTAAATATATTGTGCGAAGAGATTTACCATCTTCTGCTCGATTATGGTCGTGAGGAATTAACTCGTAGAAGTCGATTCTTCGGAGATGTTTAAGGAGCTCTCTATGATTTGGTAGGTCGACTAAGCTGTATAACCACTCGTAGTAGTCTTGGTTAGCGCCCACCTCGATGGCATCTCGAAGCACAATCTCCGGCTCTCGTTTACGTCTATTTCCATTAATGTGTATCACTCCCTCCTTCTTTTCTTCGCTTTGACACATACTCCATTCGAGCTTGAGTCTTCTCTGCCGGGGTCATCGTGTTGTCGAGACCTAGGATAAGTTCTTCATATGACCCATCTACTCTGACGATTTCGTAGTCTGTAGAGATGGCGTCGTTGCGAACCCAGGCTTGTGTTTGAGTGTCTAGAGTTTTGAAGACATCCCAACCTATTGTGTAGTCTATATTATCAACTATCACTTCATCCTCGTCAAGGACAACGTCGTCCACATTATAATACCATAGATTTACCTTATCGTAGCCGACGTTCTCTTCGCTGAACGCTATGTCTGAGATAAGATATGGTAGAGACTCGTCCACTGAGACAACCGCTCCGTTGAAGAACTCCGGTTGTTCGTCCGAAGGAGGCACTGCCCCTACGGGTTTCACAACCTCCTGTCTCCCAACCGTAGGTTCGGATGCTGTGGAGAGGTTGTAGTTGCGCTTTGCGCGCTCGTAGTCTGGTCTTTGTAGTTGTGAGTAGTCTATGCTGGATTTTTCATTATAGCTACCTGTGGCGGCCACGATGGTTTCTACCTGGCCGGCTAATTCGGAGTCGTCTAGAGTAGTCCGTACAGTTCGGTCTTCTCTATATTTCACCTGTAAGATCCGCAGGTCTTCCATCTCTTGCTCCGCACGTTGAGCATATTTCGCGTCCAAAGTCTTCTCGAGATAACCCCGAGTCACTAAGTACCCAACAAAGCCCCCCGCTGCAAAACTCGCTATTGATATCCCAACGATTTTTAGCATTATTTACATCTTCCTTCCATTGATGATACCAGGGATTATCTTCCTCAGCCACAACCTCCACAAAGATGTTCTTGTGGAAGCGGTGGGGGAAGTAGCAATCCCCGGGGTCTCGTCTAAAGCGTAATACATCTTGAGGATGTATATGCTCGGTTATATTTATTACATACTCCCCATCGCAATCCACGAAAGCATTACGATCACATAGGTGGTTGAAGACGAGGATTTCTTGCACGCCATCGTACACCAAATCAGCATCCCAGGGAGGGTAGATGACTCCATTGGATTCTATTACGTCGCTGCTGATATATTCCATGCTATCATCTCCCTTCCGCCATGATAGATCAGCCAATGTTATGTGTATAAGTTTACATGGCGACATTAGATTGCGTCTAATTTAAGCATTGCCAACTTGCTGAGAATTGGTCCATCAACGTTGAAGTCCAGAGGAATCTCCGCATATTCCTCGGTACCTTGACGGTTTGCGCTCTTAAGATTGTTGGTGTAGAGAGATAGGAAGTCTATATATCCATCTCCATGATAGTCTAGACCTTGTCTCTGTAGACGTTCGATTTCCCAGTGGGACAACCAACCAACTTCTTGACCGGCTATCGTCGGTTCGAAACCGAGCTCTTCCATTACTTCGTTGAAGAACATATAACCGCGAGCCTGTAGTCTGTCGTTGCAGAAGCGCTGCACTTGCTCGAGGCGGTCTTCGTTGGCGATGATACTACCGTTCATCCAATCGCTGGATGTGGCGCGACTGTATATCCTCGAGTATGGCGACGTGCCGAAGTTGTCCGTGTTGATGAAGTCTTTCTTAACTTTTACAAGTTTGCCTTTTTCGTTGACCACCTCTACCTCTTTCGTCTCGCGTCGAAGACCTGTTCTGAAGAATAAATCTTTCTCTTCGCCATATTCCTCGACTACGCGTTTGCGATAGGCTGCATATCCTTCTTCTAGTACCTTATATGCCGCGGATACGGCCACGACGCGCTTCTTGAGGATGTTGCTGCTGGAGAGCATGCAGGTTATGCCTGTGATTGTCAGGATAACGCCTGGAGCATACATCCTTATTAGTTGTAGACCGGTTTGAGTATAGAGAATCGTCAGGTCTTTCTTGACGTCTTCGTCCGTATACTCAGTTACCGTGCCGCTTTCGGCATTGTCGTAGAGCTCCTTCGTCTCTGCGATTTTAGCCTTAGTGGTTTTGAAGTCCTCGGCTACTACGTGTACTTTCATACTCGCCTTAGCTGTGAGAACTGTGCCACCTATGATGCTCAGTACGCCCGTAGCCGCCAAAAGCTCGGGAGCATGTTGTCTAGCCCAAAAGCCGCCTCTACCGACGACTTTAGTTATTAGTTGTCTCATTTTCGTCTTCCTCTCCAGCGGCTGCATGCCGCGCTACCAGGTGTTAAGAAATTACTACTCCCGGAGCGAGTACACACATCAACCCCCCCAGGTTTATATCGACAGTTGTCGTGCGTACGCTCTATTTTTATGGTGTTGGACTTTACGAGCTTATCGTACATCGTATCTATTTCTGTGTCCGACATGCTGTCGACGCGAACCTTCCATTTCCAACTACCGTATGAGTCTCGAACCGATGCTCGTTTTGACGCCGCGTTTAACATCTTTTATAAGCTCCCTTCTGTTACTATATCCGCATTTTTCACAGATACACAGATATCTTAATTGTGAGTATAACGTCTAAAACCAGACCTAAGCAGCCTCGTCTCATTCGTATACCTCCTTTTTCATACTAGATCGTAGGCGCCGTTTCGTAAAATAATCAATAAGAGCATTCCGCGCTCCCTTTTTACAGACGACGCATCTATCTCGCTACTCTCTATACACTTTTTCTTGGTACGCGCTTCGGCACCCACACATACTAAACACATCGGTTTCATCGAGTTCGCAGCAATAATGGATCACTCATTAATACGGACCTCCTTTATAAGGATTCGTAGATTCCTCAGGTATAAACATTCCCGGCTGTACTTCTTTGAGTCCCTCGGCGACGTGGTTGTCGAAAGGGTTAGGTATATCCCTGCAATCACCTAACTCTGACCAATCTTCTCCGTTAGCTAAATCTATTCCAATATGTGAATATACAGGAGAGATTATGGATTTACAAACTGGGCAAGATACTTGTATACCGCTAGGAGTTGGTGTTTCGTCGGTGGCGTTAAACGATACATCATACCCGTTCGTCTGTGTTTCTTCTTTCAGTTTAAGAGCTTTGGCGATTATACCATTAACTGCGCCCAAATCTTTTTCATCGTAAGACATATTAAAACTTATAGATAATTCTCTCATTTTTTACCATTCCTTTCGTTTTCTACGATTCTCACAAGCTCCTCTAAAGATATCTTACCAGAGAAATAATCTTGTGAGCGATTGAATTCGGCCTCCGTACACGGGCGACCTGCGTGTGATTTGTTTGGGTTTTCTGGAGTTGGTCCTAGTTGTCTATTCCATTTTTGGAGATAGACTTCGTAGTCACCCATTAAAACGGATCCGTTCTTTTATGACGACATTCAAACGTTAAAGAAACATGTTTTTCCGAAGCAGTCTTAGTTATAACAAACTCCTCATCCGTCGGTCTAGCTGCCAACCAGGCGTAAAGCTCTTCTTTAAATACACACAGTGACCTATGGATGCAAGAGGTACATGGTGTTTCTGCACGTAACAACATAATATCAACCCTCCTCGTTTGACGTGGTCTCCCAACTACTAGCTGGGGAGCCTTCCCAGAATCCTTTATCGTCCGGTTTGGTTACATCTATCACATCTACTGGTTTTTTACCGCCTAGGTGTGATAGAGTTTTCTTGTATTTGGCGAGGACCTTACCAATATTGCCGGTTTTAGTGTGGCGGACATAATCTCCCATTTTTATTGTCTTTTTAGCCATAAGAGTAGTCCTCTCTCTTCTTTATCGCGCTTTCTCTACACCACATTGAAACAGGAGGGGTGTTTTTTCTCAATAGTATCCCCGTTACCGCACCTTTAAAATTTGTTTCTTCGTTTATTAAAACAGCCCCAAAACCGTATTTTGCTATAATTTTACTCATGAAACACCTCCGTAGTAGGCGATATACATATACAACCGACAATAAGCGCTTTGAATTGACAATCTTGACACTCCGGATTTTCCTCCCAAAAAACACGGGGGAGAGCGTTTTTATACCAAAACATTTCTCCACAGGTGCGACATCGTTTGCGACACATGACGCTAACCCAAGAATTGAGTCTTTGGTAGCGATAGAATATATCCACCACCGCTTAGACGCTGAGTATGAACCGCTCTTAAATCGGTCCAACCGTATTTAGTGTCTTGGTGTGACCCGTTGAGTCCGCACCATCCATAGAAATCCGCCACAGTTACTTCCCCGTATCTATACAAATACTCTATCATCTCGTCGAGAACCCCTTCGGCTTCTCCGAGACTGGTGAATATTACTTCGTCGAAGTCGTGACGAACTCGCCCTTGTTGAGATATGCTTCTTTGGTGTTGGCCAGTGCTGTGAGCTGTGTAATTCACTCTCCCACTCCTTGGGTCTGGAGAACCCTGGCCTCTCGGCTTTCCCAGCTTGCCGAAGAGTCCCATTTCTAGACTTCCCATGCCTGCTTCGTATATGAGATTCTTTACGGCTGGGACGAGGACGTCTTTCAAGATATACATACCTATACCCTTAGCTTCGTCGGCTATAATGCTTCCTACGATTTTACTCCCCGTGGTTTTTTGTCTCCGCCGCACGGGACCTGAGACGATGGGTCTCTGACGGACTGGTCTACCCTCTCTATCTACTGTAGATGGAGAGTTTGATGGCGACTGTCGAGCATTGTGACTATTGCCCGGCGGAGGCGTTTGGTGGAGTGGGATTTTGCCGTCATGAGTTGTCATCTGAGCACTCCTTTACTGGGTTTATGGTTGGTAGGTCGATTTCAACAACATACTCGGGTTTCTTATCGACCCACTTACCTTTTTCGAAGGCATCTCTGAAGTGGTTATAGTAGTTGCCGGCGTTACCTAAGATTTTCTTACTGAACGCCATGGCGAGACCCTTCTCTGGGTCGTAGTATTCGCCGTTTTGAGCTTTAACGACGGTTTTCGTGCCATCCGTCCAAGTTACGATAGTTGCTGGGTTAGCGAAGATTACGTCTTTAATTGAGAGTTTGGCTTTTGGCTTTGATTGGTGCTTCGGGGTTCTGTTGTAATGATTTAGATCCTCAAACAACGCTATTTCTACCGTGTTACAATAGTTTGGTCCTTTGATATTCGTCGATATAATACCGAAAGACCCATTTAGTACGTTTTGTATTATTAAGGCTTTTACGTCTTCTCGAGAGCGCATAATTCTTTCCTCCTCTGATTTTCGGTGTTGGTCGAACATGTTATAACCGTAGGTAAACGCGTCCATGGTGTCTAGATTCTTTTTAGAAAAGTTGAATTCGTAACGGTCATGTAAATCGTGATGTAGCGGTTTGCTGAAATCTAAGTGTGTATATATCGGATCTTTTAATCCAGCCATAAATCCTTCATGGATAGCTTTACCGACTTCAAGATAGTCGTAGTGCACCAACCCACAAACCATACACTTATGAGCACCTGTAATGACGGTTTTGTAATTCTTACATTTTTTCACATTAACCCCCCATAAAAGCTAAGGGACTATGTCCCTTGAACTGTTTTCTTGATGGCGTCGTCAATAACTTCTTGCACTGTTGGTTCCTCCGCTACAGAATCCTCTGGTTTGGGTTGAAACGCGTTCGCGACTTCGTCGACTTGCTCCTCTAGATGTTTTACGGCCTTCGAGGCGACTAGCGATGTCAACGTCAACGCTCCGATTTTGAAACAAAGTTTTGTTATTCCTTTGCTCGCTTCGGGGTTTGTGTGTTTAATCGCTCCGCCCATGATGGCTCCAACACCTACAGATACTACTACGCCTCCGATAGCCTTTACGACCTTTCTGGCCCTACCTTCTTTTTTCTCTGTCATGATAAGATTCCTCCTTGTTTGAAATGTGATTTACCTTCATTAAGATAAAGGTTTAGGACGCGAAGTCACCCAAAGAAAAACCAAGACCGTATGTCTCCATACGGCCATCGTCTGTTACCCGCTTATTCTACGGGAGTGTCTTCGTCTGTTTCTTCGAAAGCGTCTAGTTCAGACCATTCGCCATCCAGCACATCGCTGTCTACCGGCTTCTTGCGCATTCCACTTATTACTGCGGCTGTGCCTGCTGCCAATAAGGCGATTCCAAATGCGATTAGTCTTTTTTTACCAGTTCCTTGATTTGTCATTCTGATGACCTCCTTATAATATTTAGGTTTCATTAACCCCTGTGTTTTTGACGCGAGTTTCATCGCTCGTACTATTTTCTATGCGACTAACCACTGTAAAAACGTGACGACTAGACTAACGATGACAACGATCATACCAAACCCGATAGTCATAGATATCAGTTGAGAAATGTAATATACTATATCTTTGGTTCTACCTTCTTTGTACGCTAGACCGTTGGGGCCGTCAATCGGTGTAAAATTTTTAGAAAACTTAGGGTTTGTGGTATGGCGACACTCCCCATTAGGACATACGCGTCCGCACGCTTTTTTATTACATAAAAACAAGATGTCCGGCGTCTCTTTCATTACATCACCTCCAGGTTTTCGTAGTAGATTACTTGTCTTCCGATAGAGTTGGCGTAATCTATTTCGTTTTGTGTATCTTCGTCGATGTATCCACCGACGTTAACTACAAATAGAGTGTCTGATATTTCTATTTTACGCTCTTGAAGCTTCTTAAGATGAAGTTTATCCGCCGGAGTTAGAGCTTCTAATTCTACCAGGTCTAGAATGATTGGGATAAAGACCGCCGCCCCACCCCTTGATAGCTTAACGGCTGATTTTTTCATTTCATCCTTAAACCTCATAGAACCGGATATGGTTATGACATGACATGAATCGCTGGTTAGATGTTTAGCAAAGGCGACAAGAGACGCTGTCAAATCGCCACGGATTAAAGTTTCTGGGTCTGTCGGTGGTGGATAATCTAAGCGGTTATAGGGTTTTGTTACACCCAATTTAAGAGTCGCGGAGACTATAATGTCGTCAGGAGTAGCGCCTTCTTTGCGTTCGTAGGTTATGAAGTCTTTCCATGCTAATGGGTCTTTCCCACGTGAAAAGTTAGTCATTCGAATCGTCCTCCTTTGATGGCGTTGTGTCAACAAAAGTCATAAAAATCATCCCTCATATTATTAGTTGTAAAACGAATCGCCGAGCCTTTGACCGCAGCCGGTGCTTTTGGTTCCACGTACAGAATAATAATTTTATCTTCTGTGAGTCGATGGATTCCATGTATGTGGTTGGCCGGGATTCGGTTTTCTTCTAACCACTCGCCAATACACTGGGGGTGGATACGATTTTAATTCGACCTTGACGACTTAGCGGCGGATCTTGCTGCGCCCGTATACCTATCCCTATTATATCACCCAAAGAATCTATACTGCGGACTAATGCTTCTATATCGATCATGATATACCTCCTCTATAAAATCTCTCGAACGCTTGTTCGGCTCTTTGTATTCTTGACCTATTCACAGCTCCAGAATAACCCATGTTCGGTCGACCCGGTCTAAAATACGCCTGTGAGAGCGCTCTGGTTGCTGCCACTACGCATGTTACCTCACGTAAGCTATAGAAATCGCCGACATAGGCGTCTATAGCCCTCCACCACTGCACATCTCTTCCTATAGATAATTCTTCATACATAAAGCCTAGTTGAGCCTCTAATGTTCTCCAATATAGTCCGTTTTCGGTTGAAAAGGCTCGTAGATTAGCTAATCTGATACCGTTCCACTGCGCTATACCATGTGAACGACCGTTGTCACCAACCGTTAGGGGGTTTATAGTGTCGAAGGACTCTATTTGAAGGTTTCCTATGATGCCTGCGATGGCTTGAGGTGTGAAATCTCGAGCCTCAAAGAATAGCCAAACGATGGCTAAATGACAACCAGCTTCGGCGTGATAAGAGATGTAGCAGAATATGACCTCTTCCACGCACTCATCTGGAATGTATTCTGCGACTAAAGGTGATGTCCATGTGTGTCTGATGCTCGGTGGTAGCGATTCTGGCTCCGTGATCGGCGGGGGGATTACCCAGATGCTGACTAGTTGCACGTTCTCGGTTTGGATTGTTGACTCACTGCTAACTCGGGCGAATAAATTTACTCCTTGGAAGACCGCCCATGTCATCACAAGGAGTAGCGTACCACATAAAACTTTGTCTACTTTAGACATCTTTTTCATTTTTAGTTATCCTTTCAGTTTATAAATCGTCAAAGACAATGGGTATTTGTCGTCTGAGAAGTTCAAGTGCTTGGTTAGCCACCTCTTGCATTTGTGGATGGGCCTCCTTTGCTGTGCGAAGTTTAAAGAAGTGTCTCCAATTTCTAATGTTGCCTGTAACGATGATTTCGGTTTTAAGAGAATTGGGTAGAACAGAACGAGCTTCTTGAGGGGTTGCTCCACCATCTATCAATCGAAGGTATTTACTCTCCACATAAAGCATAGCAGCTTCCCAATCCGTATACTGGTCAGATCCTTCGTCCCAAAACAAGGGTTTAATCACGGTTATTTCTTTACCGTATTTGTTTTGGGAGTAATTGCAATATCGCGTGCTTTCCTGTGCGAAACTAAATAGTCTATGGCGAACTATCTCGTGTGATACACCTCGATCGCAGACAAACAACATCGATATATCTGGGGCATGCTCGATCATAGCCTCATGTCCTCTATCGATTAACATTTTAACAAATTTCGGAGCCGAGTCATCGGTTATTTTATCTTCCGACTTGTAGCATATTCGTCCAGCTCTTTCGATGGTCTTAAGAAACTCAACACCATTTATAACGGGCGTTAATTGTATAACATGTGGTTCAATTATTACCATTCTCATTTCCTCCTTTTAAACGCCTAATGTACCAAATAGCCTTTTCTAAATCCTCCTCTTTGTTTTTTAGTTTGAAACGCCATAGATATTTTATAGCGTTCCCCACACAGAAACCTTCAAACCCAGTCAACTTTGAAGTCGCCGCTTCGATAGCATCTATACACTCAATCCCCCCTTGATTGTAATGTGTTGGGTTATTAACATTATCCATCTATTCCTTCCCACCTTTCTATAAAGACCGCTACCCACAGCTTTGTGCGGTGTTTGTAGCAGGCGTTATCGTAATCATAATTGCGCTCTTTGAAGTGGTTAACCTGTGAAGATTTGAGAATTTCACACATATTAGAGACGATAAGACCCTCCGAATCTCTAAATCCGTTAAGGGTCTTATCGTAGTAAATCTGTATAATGTGTGGATAATCGTCAATATTTATGAGCGTTAATATTTTAGGCGACATGGCGTTTTCGAGCCACTGCTCAATGCTGATCCATGTATACGGAGTTGTCCGATGTTTATATAGAGTCTCTCCATAGATGGCGCCTCCTTCTTTGAAATGTCGAATTTGTGATGGCGAAAGATAATCCGATATGTTAACGATTTTACCCTCGTCCGTCCGAAAGTGATTCTTCTCTAAACAGTAGAATAGAAGAATCGTCTCATGCGCCATCACTGTAGATGCTTCGGTTGTATTTGAAAGAGTATCGCTATACATGGTTTATTCTCCTCGCTGATGGTCGCGGAGATTCGCCAATCTATTATGCCAGTGCTCTCCGACCAACCAACCAAGTCGCCTAGCTCTACGCGCCTCAGACCTATCTGTGTGTAGTAGTCGTTGAGGGGGGTGTATCCGACGGTTAGGAGTTTATCGTTGAGGCGATTGAGAGTTTGTTTGATTTTCTCGATGTCGCTATAGAAATAGCGTCCTGAGATACTATCCCAACATAGAGTTTCTCCGTCGCCGGTGTGAATGATATTCTCTGGGACGGGTGGTTGGCTTCTTATCTTGTCGGCCACTATCTCATCTCGCACCGCGAGTTCGCCTCTTTCGCCTATTCGACTGACCACTTTTGATTTGTAATCTCGGAATGCGGCGTCCGTAGCAGTGTAAAGACTAGCTATGGCTGCGTGTCTAGAACGTGAGACGCTGTGTGAACCTAAGATGCATATAATTGTGGTTGTACCTACAGATACCGCTGGAATATAGCAATACCAAGTCATTTTGACCCTTTCCATTAGCGGTAAATCAGGAACTTCGAATTTGCTACTTTCTGCTCGCCGACAATCCGTATCCCATTCTAGGATTCTAGAAGCTTTTAAATGCCCCTTAGCGGCGAGAATTCCGGTAGTGACAACGCCGGCTATACCTAGGCCTGTAAGAATACCCGGCGAATTTCTTACAAGGGTCTGGCCAATTTCTTTGGCTAAAATCTTTAATGACATGGTGAGTGTCCTCCTTTTCATTACTCGCCCGTTCCAGAGCTTTGGCGAGAGCCCGCATACGTTTCGCGGTCTCCATCGCAGCGGCATTAATTCTTTCGTAAATCCGTCTGATGTACTTTGTAAAATCATCCATCGCCTCTGGTTTAACTACGAAGGAGAACTCTATTTCCTTTTGGAACGCTTTGAAGTTGTCGACTTTTACCAGGTCGCCTTCTATTGCAACCTCGGTAAATATGTCAATTTCCTCGATTGGTCCAGCAACCTCGTGATAGACGCCGTTGTCGATTATGAAACAACGCGCGTGAGTGCCTTTCAATTTAGATTCTCCGCTTTGGCGACGCAGACAACGCCATAAGTCTCGTTCGCCCCTCCGCGGCCTTGATAAAGCTTACCGTCTGTGTCTAAACTATCTTTCGTTTGTTCGTGATGTCTCATTATGATTCCTCCTCGTTTTTAGTTTCAAACCTAGCCTGCATATTTTCTATCTTGACTCTCACAACGATATTGCTGTCTGGGATTTCCACGTCGGCTGTAAGATTCCGAGCTTCCCAGACTATTCCGCGTTTTATGATAGCGGAGATTAACAAGTCAGTCAGTTTGGTTTTCATCTACGCTCCTCCATTCTCTAGGTGGTATAATATGATGAAAGTATTCATGGCGGTCTGGTTCTCTACTATATTCCTTTAGTGATATTCCTAAATAGCGCTGGATGTCGTGTACCAAACCAATGCCCATTAGACCCTCATTAAGGGCTCGTCTGATTGTTTTTTCCGAATATGTCAATATGCGCTCCCGTTCAATTTGTCTTATGGATAGTTTTCGGCTCTTTAAAATAGATAAGAAACTAACCTTATCAACTGGGTGTTTCCTTTGGGGCCTATTCAAGTTTCATCCTCCTTTTTATTGAACAACTCATACACTAAATCAACGTAGTAGTCGATATTCACTCATTCACTATCGCTCCTCTTCCATCTTTTTCATCACGTCATACGCGACGTTGATGTATTTAACAACATACTTCTCTGGGTCCCGCATAATGTCGAATACTTTTAGTATTATTTTGGTTTGTGCGATTGTGTTAATCGCGATCGACCCAGCTAACACCAATAGTAAAACACTGATGCTCACCTGTAAGAACGTACTCATGTTCCACCCCCTAACTTCGATTTGTATTTGTTGTAATTTCGTAACCAGTCAAGCTCTTGTTGTAATTCACGATGTTGCGCGTTCAGTTTAGAAAGCCGCTTCTCATTCTGGTACTCCTCGATAAAACGTCGTATCGAATCACGGATGTGTAAGTGTTGCGTAGATTGAAACGGTCGATGAAATATGGCGAAGTCGTGTCTAATCGGATCCAGCGTTTCTCCTGGTTCTAGAAGACATAAACGGGATGATACAGGCTCGTCGTCATATTTAGACACCAGTTTCTCAAGTTCTATTTGCTCGTAGGTTTTTAATTCTTCGCTGATAGATTCACAACACGATTTTATACCTAATAATCTTTTCAACCACCTAAACATTAGTCGTCCCTCCTCTCTAAATATATCAAAGATCAGGAGCTATGCTCCTGTATTCTTTTTACCATCATGCCAAGCCGAACTAACTAATTTCGTTATTCCGTATAATACCCATTTCGATATTACAACGATCGTTGCTACTATTATTCCTAATAATACCAACGCCGCTATAACGCTTCCAAAGATGATTCCTAGAATTAATTCTACCATTTTTAGTTCCTCCTTATAGTGTGGTTTCATTATGGTAGATGTTTTTGGCGCGTAAAGATTAGAGCATATGCTCTAATCTTTTGATAATCTTGGATCATCCATTACGATTGTATGAAAACATCGAATCATTTCATCGTGATCTATTGGGTTTTCGAAGTCGAAATAGAGATACAGACCATCCTCAACGTTCAATATGATGTTGTTGTGGAGGTAGTCTGGGCTCCCTTTTAAAACTTCGTGAATTCCCTCTAGAGAATCTTGATCCATGTTCCTGTCTTCGATTACGATTGTCATTTTAATGACCTCCTTGTTTTATCGTTTCATTATGAGCTTTGTTTTCTGCGCGATTATATCAAAAGATTTAGGAGCTATGTTTCTCGCTCCTTTTATCTTTTAATCTTCTTTTTTGGTTCCGAGCTCTTTTACCTTTTCGCACAACTTAAGTACGCACCAAATTGCGATAATAATAATTGCTATTTTGATAATCATCTCGATTCCTCCTTTTTGTTTTCACTATGGGATTTGTAAATAAAACGAAAAAGAGGAGACTACGTCTCCAAAACCCAAGGAAATCTCCCTGAGCGTCGTGGCCTATTCTCCTTCTTGTAAACTAATTCCCCTGGTGATACTATTGCTCTGTGAGCGGCTATGAGTTTCTTGCTCAACTTGGTGCCCTCCTCAAACCCGTCGGCTCTTCCGCTGTGATACACGGCGCCTACAAGTCCTATAAAGGTCAAACCTATCGATACTAGAAATATAGCGTTTTTCATTTCGCTACCCCCCTATTAAAATATAGTTAATACTTCACTATATTACTTGTTTTCTGCGCGAAAAGAGGAAGGACTAGGTCCCCCTCAATGTTGCTAGGTGCTTCGTTCCTCACCTTGTGTGATAATTAGAAACTCGTCTACTGTGATGTAGTTGTCGCTCATGATGCGTTTTGGGCCGATTAGTTCGCGTAGGAATTTCTTACTCCAACGTTTTTTACGGTACATCTCCGCTGCATGGTCGACAAACGTTTGTTTATCATTATACATACCCTCACCTCTCATTCTAGGTGAAGATTTTTGCTCCTTTCAGTAAAAGCTTTGTATGTGGGGCGAAAAAAAGAACTCATATGAGTTCTTTAAATGTTATAGATATTGAATGAATCAGTGTTTTGTCTTCATACACTTGTGTATAATCGTCACCGTCTTTCGATATATACCAAATGGTATATCGACCGTCGGGAGTTTTGTTTGTGCCCAATTCAATAGCGTGTAGATTCATCAATCTTGAGAACTCATTGTTATATCCCGCTTCATAAGTGTCTCGAATATCAATATTACTATCGATATCTAAATCCATCCATGAGTCGTTATAACCATCGATCCATAAATTGAAGCTGTCTAATACTCCATCTCTGGTCCGCATCCAAAACTCTCCTAAATCAACACCTTGATAATCGAAGTTTTGGTAACACAGCTTAAATGTTTTTGACATATAATCCATCTCCTTTTCTACTATAACCTGTGTAAAAAAGACGAACTATGTCCGTCTTCTATCACCATCTAATCCCGGCTCCAAATTCCAAGCCTCTTTCTTCTGTTAATTTCCTTGTCGATTCTGGCCACTATTCTTCTATTTCCTTCTTTTTTCCCATAGAAGAATATCGTCCATTTTTTCCAAATCTCATAACTAAGATTCACAAGCTTTTTCATTTTAGTTCCTCCTTGTTTTATGTGGTTTCACTAACACCTATGTAAAAGAAGCGACCTATGCGGTCGCATTCTCTTCTACCTTTTCGGCAGAGTCTATTACTTCTAAGCCCGTGATTTTCACGGTTTTTGTGTGTACTGCTTCGTCGTACTCATCACTTTTGTCTGTTTGTAACATGTAAAATCCTTCATCTACTTTGTGAAGTTCCCAAATTTTTTGTCCAGTTAAGTCTAGCGGGTTTTGGTCTTCGCCAACGTTCTGTCCCAGTCCGTCAAGATAGTTTTGCCAGTCGGCTTCCGCTTGCTTAGCGTCGTCTACAGCTTTCTTGCCTATAATCACAGTTCCTACTGCGACGACGGCCGCTAACGTGCCGACTACTATTTCCGTCTTGTGTTCCGATACCCAGGTTTTAGCCTTTCCAAATCTTTCCTTTGCTTTCTCCTTAAATGTCATTTTTTCCATTTTTATTGCCTCCTTTAGATTTTAGGTTTCATTATGGGATTTGTAAATCATGCGAACTCCTTCCACGGTAATGTTGGTTCCACGCGTTGTGTCATAGAATCTGGAAATATGACGCCTAATTTATCCTCCAACGCAGATAGTTCATCAAACATTTGGTCGTATTCGATGTCTAATATGTCATAATTCCCAACGCCTAAGTAGTAATATAGACTAGCTCTGTAGCACGCGTCTACTAGATAAACCATGCGACCCCAATCTTTCATTTTATCACGCCTCCTAAATGTAAAAAAGAAGGGCCTATGTGGCCCCCTTTCTACCTTATCACTAATGATTTTGCGTAGTTCCATGCTCTGGTTCCGAATACTCGGAGCTGCTCCTCTTTGAGGATACCGAACACTGTTATTATCTGAGTACCACTTCCAATGATACACATGATTAACTTGTTCCGCTCGGCTT